GTTTTCTTGGTGGCCACTCAAGACTTTATTCCACATCGCTACAACTTGAATCACCCGCGCAGTGAAGCGCTTTATCTGTTGGATCTAGACCCCAACAAACGCGGTCGGATCGCCATGGAGCTCGGAAAACATTGCTGGGCAACCCTAGCCTACGACCCCATCGGCAAAGACGCACGGTGGAACCTGCACTCCATCGCAATGAACAGCACAGCGTCTGCATCAGCGAGGCCGTAGATGTGCAAAATGTTTGGATGGTTCATGAAGTCCGCATGCTGTATGAACGCATGTCTGAAATCTGTGTTAACCAGAGGGTAATTCTTTTTTTGGTTCTCCGGACTTAACCGGCCAACACTTGAGCCCATGGCTACGCGAGGCAAGTGGAGCCTGGAAGAATCCGCGGGACCACACAAAGTAATTGGGCTCGGCTCACCGTGGCTATGTCGGATGTAGAAGTTCCTTCTTTCCAGTTGCTTTCTCACTTACTACGTTTTTGAGTTTTGATGCTTGCATCTGTGAACGACAGAGTCCATAATCTCATTTGCTCAAGGCCCGCAGTTACTCGCCGCGACCAACCAAATATGAGGAAAGATTGGCCGGTCAACCCAAAGAATTTGGATAAAGCACCCGTTAGTTAACGGACCACCTCGCAAGTCGTGATTAATCCTGCTGACCGTTATGCAGACTGCTGGCAGCGCGAACGAGTATGCAGGTTGTTTACTTCGAACAACTTGTGCTCGTGACCGTGACCTGTCGCCGGCCTTCCAGCGCGCAGAGATGTGCACAATCGCGAGGACCTGCTTGTTAACTGCAGGGGACAAAGAGCATCATTCGGGTGCCCAAAGCGCGAAAGGCTCCCCGATAGTTAACGGCGCCGAGAATTGGCAAACCAAAAACGATGTCGCCTCCCAAGTTCCCTGCGGGTGGGAATCGAGGTACAGTGACGCACATGACTGAGAAGGTCATGCTGTTCCCGCTCCCTCCGAGCGAGCTGTTTAATTTCCGAGTAGGTGGCAGGGTGCATGTTCTCGTGATCCCAGCGGTGCGACCGGGACTCCGGCCTAAACGGGCGGAGGTGATCCCCATTTTAACCACGGGCTCCGGGGCGGGTCAGCCCATAGGAACAGATACAAGATTGAGCTTGCATTCGGCGCCCGCAGGAGTGATGAATGTCCTGACCACGATGAACGTGGCCAGGAGAAGCGAAATGAAAACATTCACAATCGACACGGAAAACAAGGTCGGGACGGAAGCCGAACAGACGGCCGCGCCCGGTGCCAAGCGGTTCAGTAGCATGGAGGAATTTGCGGAAATGACGCAGGACTGGCCGTTGTCGCGGCTGATCGCGGTGTGGAACGGCCTGCCCGGCGTGACGGCGGTAAGGAAGTTTACGGACCGGAAAACAGCGGTGACGCGGATCTGGAAAACTCTACAGAACCCGGCCGGGGAGGCTAATGGTTCGGCACATTCCGCCAAACGGGTCGGCATCAGACGGAAAAAAGCGACGGCGCGCGAGGGCAGCAAGAAAGCGCGGATCCTAACTCTGCTGAAGCAGCCGAAGGGAGCTTCGCTCCAGGAGATCATGCACGCGACCGGCTGGCAGGCACATTCTGTGCGGGGTTTTATCAGTGGCCATCTCGTAAAGAGGATGGGACTGAAGGTGAACTCTACCAGGCGCTCGGGTGGAGAACGTTCGTATCAGCTCATGAGGGGTTGAACACCAGCTGGTAGCGCAGAGCGGTGGTCGACGCGCCAGGGAGATTTTCAAAACGTTCCGTAGCGGTACGGTTGGGAAATGAATTTCATGTTGCCAATAGAAGGCCCATCAAAATATGCCATCCTAATTGTTTGGCCCGTCAGCAACAGCTCGGTGATAGCCCAAACCAGGGCATCCACGCGATCCGGAGAACCATCGTACTGATCGGGAGTAAACGCGCACATCTGATCCTCGAGTGCGGCAAAGGAGGCCAGGTGATGCACGTGGCCCTGCTCATAGAGGGCCGCGACGGGCTCGGCTCGCGTGACTTTGCCTCGGGCGGCCCGGACAGCACGATACGAAACGGAGGGGTCCACAACGCGAAGCAGGCGCTCGACCAAATCGCCGCCATTATTCACTTCCGCTACGATTCTGTCGGCGCGGTGCCGGCGATATCCGGAAACGGCTCGTCTTCCCCAGGCATCCGGCGAGAGCCGGCAGGAAAGATCCTCTAAGACGTAAACATGTCCGTCCCGCGATTTGCCCGCAATGATGATCCCGGTCTCGTTGGCATCTTCGCCGCTGGTCATTGCCGGGTCGACGCCCACGATGATTCGAACCAGATCCGGAACCCGCGATACGCGATGCTGCTCGATGTTCTGTCGTTGCCAGAGGGCGCCCGGCACATCGTCCAACATTTCGGCGTGCAGTTCCTGGCGGCCGAGCCGGGTGCCTTCGTACTTCTTCGCCATGCGCTCCATAAAACTAGGAGCCAGGTTGGCGGCATTGTCGTAGGTGCTGCCGCGGGTCACTACGGTCATCGGATCTTGCAGAAGGTCACGAATAAGCTTGATGGGACGTGGCGTGGTGGTGGCGACGATGCGGGGACGGGAGCCGAGTCGTAGCCCGAACTCGAGATTGTCCCACGCCTCTAATGGATATTTCCATTTCGCGGGCTCGTCGGCCCAGGCGCCATCATGCTGGGGGCCTCGCAGCTGGTCCGGTTCATCTCCCGAGTAGGCCATAGCCGTGGCCCCGTTGGGCCAGATCAGGCGCCGTTTGGAAGGCTCGTAAAGGGGCTTGAAATCGGGCCGGCTGATAGACAGAATGCCGCTTTCACCCTCAATCATGACATCGCGAACGTCGGCCGAGGTCTCGCCGACCAACGCGATGCGGCCACAGAAATGGCTCTCCACTTGTTCGCGAACACATTCAGCACCGGCTCTAGTCTTACCGAAGCCGCGGCCCGCGAGAATAAGCCAAACTCGCCACTCGCCCTCCGGAGCCAGTTGATTGGGTCTGGCGCGCCAACCCCTCCATTTATAGACCAGTTGCATCTTCTGTTCCGGCGTTAGGCGCGCCAGGAACTGTCGCCACAGCTCCGGAGCCTGCGATGCGAGCGAGCTCATCGGTGATACGTTTATCGAGTTCGTCATTGGATATTTGGATCGGACCGCCATTCGGCCCACTGTGCTGCAGTACGTTGGTTTCTTTCCAGCCTGCCCGGCATTTAAGCCAGAACATCGTCGCGGCCGGGCACCGGCCCGAAGTGGCCATCTGATAAGCGGTTTGTGCTACCGCCGAGTTGGCCTTTGTGGCTCCTACGTTCAACTCATGACGGAAGTGCTTTCGCAGCGTCTTCGGGTCTATGCCGTGCTCACCGATGGTGCGCGCTAATTCCTCCTCCGGAATGCCATATGCGGCCAGCGTCTCCACCGTGCGCCGCTGCTCTGCTGTGCCTTCAAATTTCGGTCTAGCCATGGATGTTCGCCTTATCCGAAAGTCTTGGTTCCCGTTTCCGTGCGGATTCAATCCGCTCGAAGGTCCGGCCGTCCCCTGCCAGTGTGGCCTGCTGGCCCGCTATCTGCTCCCAGCGGCGCACAATCACATCGACGTAGCGGGGATCGATGTCGATGCCGTAGCAGACCCTCTCCAGCAATTCAGCCGCGATCAGGGTTGTCCCAGAGCCAAGGAAAGGATCGTAAACCAAGTCTCCGCGCTCGGTGTGGTTCAGAATGGGCCTACGCATCAGCTCGACCGGCTTCTGTGTTCCGTGCCCCGTCGCAATCTCTTCGCGGTCACCCCCGAAGGAGTTCAAATTGGGAACCTGCCACAGGGTAGATTGCGTGCGGTCTCCGCGCCAGTGGGATTGGCATCCTTTTCGGACTGCAAAAAAACAGGGTTCGTGCTGCCAGTGGTACGCACCTCGACTCATCACAAAGTGTTGCTTGGCCCAGATAATCTGGGCCCGGATAGAGAAGCCCGCCGCATGGAGTGCGTCACTTGCTGCGCCGGCGTGTATGCCGGCATGCCACAGATAGACCACATCGCCCGGGAACAGCCGGTAGGCGTCGGTCCAGTTGACACGGTCATCATTGGCGACCGCGCCACGCTGTCGTTGCCGTCCGAGCCCGGCTTGCTCCCGCCACATGGGGTTATAAGCGACACCGTACGGAGCGTCAGTGACCATAAGCGGCGGCGTCTTGCCGTCGAGCAGGCGGGTCACAGCTTCCGAACACGTGGAATCTCCGCAGAGCACCCGATGGAGCCCGCAGAGCCAGACGTCTCCCCCAATTGTGACCGTGTTGACCGGGAGCTCCGGGACCAGATTTGCCTGTTCATCAGAGACGTCAAGGGCGAGCCCCAACAACTGATCGATCTGGCGCGGCTCGAATCCGGTCAGGCCCAGGTGAATGTCCAGCTGTTGCAGTTCGAGCATTTCCGGAGCAAGAAGTTCGAGGTTCCAACTTGACTCCTCGTGACTGCGATTATCCATGAGGCGCAGCGCTTTCACCTGTGCGGGCGTCAGTCCCTGGGCAACGTGAACGGGAACAGTGTCCAGCCCCAGCTTGCGTGCGGCGAGCAGCCGCGTGTGCCCAGCGATCATCACCCCACGCTCATCGACCACGATCGGCTGTCGCCAGCCGAACTCTTTTATGGAGGTCGCGACTTTATCGACTGCGGATTGCGGGATGATCCGCGCGTTGCGCGCGTAGGGGATCAGTTTGTCAATCGGCCAATTTTCAATCTGGATTTCAGATTCGATAGTCATTGTGGCGATTATTACAGTTGACAGAAGCGCAGTCCACAAGTTATATATTTATTAAATATTCTCATGCTGAAACACAAAGACCACGCCCAGATTAGTGAGGTGGCAACTCCTGCCGGCAGTATTGACCGACGAGTCTCCGTTCATTCATGGTTTGTGCCCGGCCTAATCCGACTCGAGAACGAAAACCTGCGATGGGATTACCTGCCGGAAAGCCTGAAAACCGGCCGGCAACTTAACCCCTCCCAGGGTATGTTGGAAAGTTTCCTTGAACTCGCCCAGGCCCCGGACCGCAACATCGCGCGCTATGCGAAGCGCTGGGGTGTTCTGGGCATCTGCAACCATGGCCTGCCGTCCAGCCACAACCCCGACGTGCTCCGCAAGCCCGGGTGCCGTCCGCTTGGCTGGGAAGAAGGCAATTGCTGGGAACCGCTGGACATCTGGCGCCATTTCGCTACGCAGGCGTTTTCGTTATTGAAAATCGCGAATCGTGTGCACCAGGGTAAAGCCGCCGATCCATCCGACTGGGCGCGCGTCTACGCTCGCTCGCGAACCGGGGTCTCAACCCTGCCGAAGACGCCGAGCCTAGGGTTGGACAAGCATCTCCTGGTTATGTGCCTGAATGAGTGGCTTACTCTCGGTAATGTAAGCTTGCGAATCGACTGGTGGTCAAGCGAGGACAGGCCCACTGTGAAATTCAACACCCACGGCCTATTTGGTGCTCTAGCCGTCCAGTTGGTCCTCAGTGCTGCCCAGGTCGACGGCTGGGCTATCTGTACGCATTGCCGGAGCGAATACATGCCGACAAAGAGGCAACCGAAAACGGGGCAGCGTAACTTCTGCCCATCATGCCGCTCTGCCAACATTCCGAGGCAGTACGCGATGAGGGCTTTCGCCGCTCGGAAACGCAAGAACAAAGAAAACCATCGTCTCAGAAACTAATGTGAGGGGTGCATTTCATTGTCGTTAACTGTTCTCCGCTGCCTCTCACCAGATCTCGCCATAGCCGCCTTTGCTCATCCCAATCGATGTACTGCGCGATGCGCCGCACGTTGCTCTCGGCAATCGGCTGTCTGCGGCTCTCCTTATCCCAAAACAGAATGGATTCCTGAATGTCCGGCGCCAAATAAAATAGGCTCATGATCTGCGTCATTCTCGCCCGCGTGACGTGGCCTAGCGTGGCTAGCTCGGCATAGTCCCGCACCGTGCCCTCTCGCACCAGTTCCTCTAATTTGATCGCCAGTGCCAGCAGACGCGCGATCCGGGGCAGCGGCCGTCGTGCGCCTGCTCCAGCGTTCCGAGTCTGAATAACTGGCTCGCCCATCGTATCTTCAAGCGACACCGACTCTTCGTTTATTGCAATTGCATGCATGACGGTCTTCATGTTCAGCGCGCGCCCCACACGCGGGCTGGTCCCGCAGAGGTGGCGATTTACCTCATCCCAGAGTTTCCGATCTAAGATGCCTTCATGCTCACCTGGGTACAGTTGCCCCTGGTGACGTACCTGGCCGATGTAAATCACATTACGGAGCAGGGCCAGCAGAGTAGTCTGGTTGAACGAGCGTCCGCGATGGAGGTTGCCGGACCTCGTCATCCACTGCTTGGTGGTCCAGCCGTTTTGGCTCAGCCGCTGCACGACGCTGATCACAGAGCCGCAGTTCAGATACAGCTTGAAAATATTGCGCACCTGCTCGGCTTCCTGCGGATTGACGACTAGCTGGCCGCCTTGGGGCGCAACGTCATAGCCGAGCACCGGCATGCCACCAACCCACTTCCCCTTGCGGCGCGCGGCCGCCATTTTGTCCCGCGTGCGCTCGGCAATGATCTCCCGTTCAAACTGGGCAAACGACAGCAGAATGTTCAGGGTTAGGCGGCCCAGCGACATCGACGTATTAAACTGCTGGGTAACCGAGACGAAGCTAACTTGTCGTTTCTCGAACGAGTCCAGAATACGGGCAAAGTCGAGCAGAGACCTGCTCAGCCGATCCACCTTGTAGACGATTACGCAGTCGATGCGGCGGCCCTCAATATCGGCGAGCAGTCGCTGCAGCGCGGGCCGGTCCATGTTGCCCCCGGTGAACCCGCCGTCGTCATAGCGCTCGGGCACCGCGGCCCAGCCTTGCTCGCGCTGGCTCAGGATGTAGGCCTCGGCGGCCTCGCGTTGCGCGTCCAAAGAATTAAATGTCTGCGAGAGTCCTTCTTCCGATGATTTCCGCGTGTAGATGGCACAACGCACAATGGCCATAATCGCTTTTCCTCACAAGCTCAGGCGGAAGAACGCGTAGCCGTTCCACGCGGTACCAGTGGCATGCCGGGCTACGGCGCTGAGCGACTTGAAAACGCGGCCGTTGTACTCGAACCCATGCTCCAGAACGGTAACGCTGATGCGCTGGCCTTTGAAATCTCGGATCAGCACTGCTCCGGATTGCGGGACTCTGCGGTCCTTGGCGGACAGCACGCCTGCCGACTCCTGAGAAGGTGGGTCGGATCCATCCATAGCGTGATTCGGCGGAAGAATCCGCAAGTCGGCTTCGTCAGCGATCTCTAAGGCGCGGCGATGTGCGCGTTCCGACAAGCCGCCCTCGGCGAGTACCTGTAAGCGCCAGCCGATTCTTCGCACCACATGCTGCCTGTGCCGCGAACCAGATGGCTCGCCGAATAGCTCGATGTGTTTGTGCCTGAGCTGCTGGAATGTCAACGTTCTTAGTGCATCGATTTGCCGGGATAGTGATTCATTCATTTGGGGTTGCGATCTCCTCTCAAGTGAGATAACTCCAATCCCATGAACGCTCTGTGTGCACCACAAAGCAAGTCGGCAACCCGGATCAAGAGATGACTTCTTGGACACAAGCAGGCGGGAAAAACTCGTGCATCAAGGGATGATAAAGGTTCTGAATCATTCAGCGCGTTTTCAGTGACTTAGCAGTCTGAAATCGACGGATGCTCCCGCCCGGGCGGGCCTCAACATCCCTCGATGAGCCTTTTTCCCTTTTTATAGACGGGAAAAACCCCTCTCAGAACAGAGGGGCACCTGGCAAGTTTACCTGGGGACCTCCATGATAAGTTTTGTCAAGAGGGGAGACGGAGTTCCCCGTTCGCACCCGCGTCGGGTGCTCCTGGCTTTCCTTGGTAGCCGTTGAACAACGCTGAGCCGTCGGAGCCGGAGCGGAGCCCTGCGAAGCGGAGCGCAGGCGTAGGCGGCGGTGCTGCATGTCGTCTTCTGGCTCCTTCAGCTTCAACTCTGTCCGAGCCCACCGGTCCCCATCAGCGCGTTGTGCCTCGCGGCATAGGTTC